TGCCAGCACTTGGTATAAAGGGAGTGGTGCAAGGTGATTTCTTATATTCGAGAGACGATATCAAAGAAGTTGATATTGATGGAGAACCGCATATTACTTTCCATCCTAATACGATTGTTTACGCGATACCAAAGAAAAGCGAACTTGCAAAAGAAATACTCCGATCCAGAATCGGAGTGGTTTGGCACACTACGTACCGAGGAGACTCTTTTGAGACAATGCAAGCAAGTTTTGGAGAGGAGATTACATCTGATCTCAAACAAACGAGAGAAGTCTGGTCAGTAGACGCGACATACAAAGATGTGTCGGGTATGGCTACTATGACGGCGGCAGAGACGAAAGAGGTCACACAAATCCTTTCTAAAGCAGGTCGCTTGTTTAGAAAACTAGATCGCAGTGTACTTGATGGTATTTCGAATGATCCCGAGCGTTTGATGCGCGTCAAAACATTTGTAAATAGTAAGGTTCGTGAAGGCCAGCGTATCGGAAACACTCGTAAGTTTGTTGATGATTTGGTAAAATATATCAACGATTACTATGGAAAGCAAGAAGAGAAGCGCAAATCCGAAAAGGGTAAAGCTGCGCAAAGACAACGTCGTGAAACCGTACTCGAATATTTCAACCGTATTGACAAGCGTGAGATTGTCAAAATGTTTGACATGTATAATCTTCTCGTAGATGCTAAACTTATTATCGTAAAGAAACTCGATAGAGCAAAGCGTATTGATACGTTGTTGCTCACAGCAAACGGGTATGAGGTTACGGGTCAAGAAGGTTTCGTCGCAATCGACCACACCGGTAAGAATGCAATTAAATTAGTTGATAGGCTACAATTCTCGCGCGCTAACTTTTCGCCTGATATAATTAAGGGATGGGACAAATAATGGCACAGAAGCATATACTAAAACTATCAACTACAGAATGCGTGATAAAATGTTATATTAATGACAGTGCCGGCGGCGAAATTCGTATAAACATCGATCAAGACCTTGTTCTTTCAGGTGAAACGTTTGACGCTAATAGTGCGAGTGTGACTATCCAAGAGATCTTCTGGGGCGCGAAAAAAGATAAGCAAATTCCGTATCATATGATCTTGAAATTGCGTAAAGTCAGCGGATACATAACCTAAGTATTTGCATATCGTGTATTCAGTATACGCATAGCATTTTTCTGCACCTGCACAATAAATATTTTCGAAATCGAAAAACTCGCAGGAGAGAAAAATGAGACGCTTACTGGAAATGATTGTTGATGCCCGTCAAAGGCAAGTAAATCGTGAAATAGCAAACTACCTAAACGCAATCGAATACAAAGATCAGTCTTATGATCATATACTTGCTAAAGTAAACGAAGGCGATGTTGCAAGTATTGGAGAAGACTCATGATGTCAACGATCAGATCGATATTATACTTCTTTGCACCTAAGTCTCAAAGAGAAATCGAACACGATTATCTGTCGAGATCAATTGATCACGCTGACCTAGAACGTAGAACGAAAAGAATCGAACGTGGACAAGCGCCATTTCAAGCACACGCTAACATTAATCTAAGAGATTGGGTGTGAGATAAATAGATATTGAAGTCTATTCAATTAGGCGGGCTTCGGCTCGCCTTTTTATTTGGAGGATGGTATGTTCAAATACTATATGTTTGGTTTACAGAGATCAGGAACTAACTTTTTAGAAGATTTGGTGAAGAATAACTTCAATGGAAAAAAGTTAAATGATCAGAGAAAATCGTGGAAACATTCAATCGACGTTCCATCCATATACGATGAAAATACGCCCACTCTCATCATTCATAAAAATCCTTACACTTGGATCGAATCTATTTCATTAAGAAACAACGTCGATTGGATTAAGACACAGAAGAAGTATCCAGCAGATCAAAAGACTGACAGTTGTTTCATGATAGGTGAAAAGCAAAGTATGAACATCATCAATCTAGCACTAACATATAGACACTTTCACGAGACTTGGTTAGATAAAAATCACTATGAAATGAAATACGAAGATTTACTTGTCGATAAGCCAAGAGAAATTATACTTGATCAAATACGAGAAAAATATGCTTTACAAAGGACTCACAAAAATTGGTTGATACCGAAAAGAGGTTCTGTATCTCAATCTAGAGACTATAATGCAAATCGAGAAGAATATTACATTCGAGGCGTTCCACAAACATTGACTGGAAAACAAATCGCTAAAGTCAATGAAATCATAGGCGTGTCTCTGATTCGTAAAATGGGATATGACGTTTTATAAATATAATCACACAATTGTAGTTAGTCTACGGAAAACCTACGGTAAAAAGGAAAACAAAATGACTGAAGATAAAACGAACACGGAAGTCGAAGTAACTTCCGACAATAAAGACGTAAAAAAGAAAGAAGCGTCTAATCGAAAAAACAAAGAAGGTGCTGTAAAAAATACAATTGACACGTCACCGACTTTATCAGAAGCAAAAGACAAAACGGCTGTAGTTGGTTGGGGTCGTATGAATCCCCCACAAATCGGTCACGAGAAGTTATCCGATAAGATCAAATCGGTTGCTAAGAAGAATAACGCAACCCCTCTTCTCTTTCTCACACACTCTCAAGATGCTAAAAAGAACCCTCTTTCATATGATGAAAAGATTCGTCTAGCAAGTAAAGCTTTTGGTCGAATGGTTCAAAAATCAAACGCGAAGACGATCATTCAAGCAATGCAAGAACTCGACAACAAGTATGATAATATCATTCTCGTTGTTGGTCAAGATCGTGTAAAAGAGTTCGATACTCTACTACAAAAGTATAATGGTAGAGACTATACATTCGAATCAATTGAGGTTGTTTCAGCGGGTGATCGTGATCCAGATGCAGAGGGGGTCGAAGGCATGAGTGCTTCAAAGATGCGCGCTCTTGCTGCTGCTGGAGAAATGCAAGAGTTCATCTCTGGGCTACCAAGAAAGCTTAGATCAGATGGTGAAAAGATTTATGATATGGTTCGAGATGGTATGAATATCACCGAGGACATGGATCTAGAAGAAGCAATGTCTACACAGCAAAGACTCAAGCGCTCGCGCGCGATGAGAAGGAATCGTTCAAAAATTGCTGCTGGTCGTCGTCGCGCTGCTCGTAAGAAGCCAACCAGAGGTAGACTCAAGAAAAGAGCACAGAATCGCGCTAAAAATATCATTCGAAAGAAAGTGATTGGTAAGACTGGTAAAGCATACAAAGACCTAAGTATGGCGCAAAAGAAAACGATTGACAAAAGAGTTGCAAAGCGTAAAGCAGCAATCAATCGTCTCGCAAAGAAGCTAGTTCCAAAGATTCGTAAAGAAGAGTTTACGTTAAACGAGGAGTTTGAATCGCTATTTGAAGATAAAGAGCGTGAGAAAGACACACCTCAAGATTCTGATGTCAAAGATATGCCAGGTTCTCAACCAAAAGGTTATTATAAAGGCGTCGAGAAAGACAAAAAAGATGATCGCGCGCGTCATTTTGCAAAAAAGTCAAAAATGGACGACGACAACCCCAAAGCATATGAACCTGCACCTGGCGATAAGGATGCTAAGACAAAAGAGTCGAAGCACACAAAAAAGTATAGAGAAATGTATGGTGAAGAGTTAGAAGAGGCGTCTACAAAAGACACTCAACCTCGTAAGCGTTTTCATATGTTACTCAACAAAAACGGATCACCGAAGATTGATAAGCGCTTTAAACCATTCCGTAAAAAGAAAATCAGCATCGAAGAGAATGTTGATGCTCTAAAGAAACAACATAAAGCGGAGTTACAGGATCTAAAGCGTGAGCAAGAAGCGGAGATGGATGATGCAAAGGCGCGCGAGAAAAGAAAAGAGATCCAAAAACTTTACAAGGAAGATTTCGAGAATGATGTTGAAGTGTTAGACTTGATTAATGAAATTTGGGAATCCGTTCACCTAGAAGAAAGCAAAGTTGAAAAAGGTCTGAAGAAAAAGGCAGAAAAGTCTGGTGTATCATACAGTATTCTAAAGGATGTATATGATCGAGGCGTTGCAGCTTGGCGCACTGGTCATCGTCCCGGAACAACACCAAGTCAGTGGGGATATGCGCGCGTAAATTCATTCCTTACTGGTGGTAAAACACGTAGAACAGCAGATAAAGACCTTTGGAAAAAGCATAAAGAGAGTAAGGACTAATCATGTCAAAACAATTTCAATACGAAGACGTAAAAACGCTAAATTTCGACATTTGCCCTGCGGCTCTTAAAGCGTTTAAAAGAAATGCTAAAGATATTGAGTCGGAAGAACAAAAAGAAGCGTTTAAAGACGCAGTTGTTGCTGTAGACGTATATCTAGGCATTGAAAAGGACTTGGAGACAAAGGGTGTGGCTACACCTGGTGAATATGAGGATATGGTTGATGCTGTTGAAGATGCGAAAGAAGAAATTGCTGAAGCAGGATTAGAAGGTCATAACTACCATCAAACACACTTAGATGCAGTAAAAGATTTGGTCAAAGACAAAGAAAATCTAGACGAAGAATTCGTTGCTTATCTTGAAGAAGCAGTTGATATGGATCGCATTCTCAAAGCAGTAAAAAATCAAGTTGATAGTGGAATTGACATTCAAGATGCAAGTTGGGAAGTAAGCCGCGCGAAAGACGTAGAAGCGTCTGCTCATGAAATCTTTAATGCTTATATGGAAAAGTATGGCATCAACAAAGCAACTGATAAGGTTCGCAATGCCGTTCGCAATCGACTTCGAAAGAAATACGGGTTTCGTGTTCAAGAAGAAAAGGTATGTTGGGATGGTTATAAACAAGTTGGTATGAAAAAGAAGAACGGTAAAGAAGTACCAAACTGCGTTCCAGAAGAACACGGCGCTGGTGAAGAAGGATCGGATGAAGTAGTTCGAAAGTATAAGCAAGATACTCCGGGCGAAGCAATCGAAGAAGAAATTTTAAATGAGCAGTGTGATTTAATTGGAATGCGTCAAATCCGTGAGTTCGAAAAGTTCGTAGATAGACTATTCGCTAAATTTGGCATTGATTTCAAGTTTACAAAACACTTTGCTGATCGAATGAGCGATTCGCGTAATAAACCATGTATTACGCTTCAAGAACTTGCTGACTTCATTAAGAAAATGTATACTCGTCAAGGTAAATCGATCAAGACTGTTGCTGGAGCAGAAGCAGTAGTCAAAGATTTGCAAACTGATCTAAATATTCCAGTAGCAGTAGAGTATGATGCTCGAAATGATGAATTCGATGTTGTGATGAAGACGATTATGAGAAAGAAAAACTTCAGGACACCTAACAAAGTGATTAACTACAAATAAGGAAAACCTAAATGAAAACTTTCAAAAAGTTTATTGAACAAGAAAATATGGATTGCCCAAAAGCGACACAAGATTTAAAGCTTAACACAAAAAACAGAAATAAAGCAATTCAAGCAGATTATATACAATATGGTCCGTTAAATGTTGATGAGCCCGGTGATTACTGGAAAGATATTGCTGATTTTTGGAATACTACCGTTGAAGCTGCTCAGAAATCAAATTGCGGTAACTGTGTCGCGTTTGACATATCGCCGAGAATGAAAGATTGTATGCCAGGTAAAACCTCCGATAAGAATGGTGAACTCGGATATTGCTGGATGCATCATTTTAAATGTCATTCAGCCAGATCTTGTAGAACATGGGCTAAAGGGGGTCCAATTACAAAAGATAACACCTCCTACGATTGGCAAAAAAAGTCGGATTTATCTGAGCATATAAAAGTGATTAAGTATTAACCAATGTTATCTTTTAGATCATATATAATAAATGAGTTCAAAGTGTGGAAACCTGGTGCGAATCAGACCAAAGGCACCGCGCGAGGTCACATGCCACAAATCAAAACAAGTGACTACGATGAGTTATTGAAGTTTCTTCAAGGTAAGGACATTCAACTAACAAAGAAGAAAGTCAGGGCTAAGACACTCAAAGCAACACAACGCAATTTCAATCGAGACAAGATCGTTTCCGCTGCTGCAAACTATCATAAATTACATAAAGCTAAACCGATTATCGTAAGTTCAGACAACTATATTATCGACGGTCATCATAGATGGCTCGGTGCATATAATGTAAACGGTGATATTCATATATACCATGCTAATGTAAATATAAACGATTTACTTGATGCAGTCAAACAATTCCCAAAATCATACACAAAAAATATCAATGAGGAAAGCAATGAACTATAGTATTCGAGATATTCAAGCAAGACTCAACGCACTTGGTTATGATGCTGGTGTGGTTGACGGGTTAGATGGACCAAACACACAAAGAGCGATTCGAAAGGCTATGCGTGATAAGACTGAGCGCGATAAAAAGATAACTGAAATAGACGATCTTTTTGATCCTTCTGGTTTACATCGGATTCACATTCACTGGACGGCCGGAGCATACGGTGATATTGCGCTTGAAAGAAAGCACTATCACACAATTGTTCTGGAAGATGGTAGAGTTGTGTATGGAACACATAAACCTGAAGCAAACGCGAATATTAGAGATGGTAGATACGCAGCGCATACGCGCGCATGTAATACTGGTGCAATTGGTATTGCTTGTGATGCAATGGGTGGAGCAAAGGAATCGCCATTTGATCCTGGTCAATATCCGTTAACATGGAAACAACTAAGAGGATTAGCAATCGAAGTTGCAAATCTTTGCGACACTTATGATATTCCCGTGTCTCGATATTCAGTTCTCACTCATGCCGAAGTTGAACCGACGCTAGGTGTGAAACAACGTTGGAAGTGGGACATTACATGGTTACCAGATATGTCTAGACCAGGAGACCCAATTGAAGTCGGTGATCTCATTCGAGATATGGTAAGAGAAGAGCTATGAAAAAGTTAAAGCAATATATTCATGAAAGCACTGTGAGAGAAGGTGTTCAGTATCACGTAGAAAATAACATTCCTATTTCTGAGTGTATCTTTCGACCTCACAGTGAAGGATTCTATCGTTTCTTCATTGAAGCAAGAAGACAATATCAAGCTGGTGAACTTGTAGTTGAGAATCGTTTTGACGAAGAACTGCTAAACACTGATATCGGAGAAAGAGCAATCTACGAAGGTGAAGATGTCCCTCTTGATATACCGCTCGCTGAAGCAGAATACAATGATAGAGATGTTGAGTTGAACGAACCTAAACGAGGTGGTGATAAAAAGTTCTATGTATACGTTAAAAATGATAAAGGGAATGTTATCAAAGTTGAGTTTGGCGGAACAACTGGTTTACAAGCTAAGATCGATGATCCTGAAGCGCGTAAAGCTTTTGCTGCAAGACACAATTGCGATCAAAAGAAGGACAAGACAAAACCTGGATACTGGAGCTGCCGCCTTCCTTATTATGCTAAACAACTCGGTTTAGATGGTGGAGGTAACTACTTTTGGTAGGAGATTGAAACGTGAGTAAACCATATATTGATATACCTAGACGTGAAAAAAACGAATGGATCCGAGTTTTTGATTCGAACATGGATAGCGATGAACTCGTTTGGCATCGTGACTACAAAACAAGAGAGATCAAAGTTTTATGTGGAACTGGCTGGAAGTTTCAAAGAGACAACGAAATCCCTTTTAACATAAATAGTAACAGTAAGTTTCAAATAGAATCTATGGTATATCACAGAATAGTCAAAGGCGATACACCATTGGTTATAAAGATAAAGGAAAAAGAAAATGACGAGTAGACTCTCAGAATCATTCATTCAAGCTTTTGGAGAAAAAGCATCCAAGCTATACGAAACTCCTAGTGAAAAATCTAACGTGGAGATCATTGAAGCTAAACTATCTCATGCGAATGCTAAACTCAATGCTGCTCGCATGGGCGGTGCTGGTAATGTAGGCAAGCTTGCCGAAGAAAAGATTCGTCTCGAAAGAGAACTCGAAGAAGCTAAGGGTTCTCGCAAGAACGATAGTCCTGTTGGAGACGTAAAGCCAGAAGACGTAGAAGATCACGTTGAAACTCCAGAACATGATGGCAGCAAAACACAAGCGCCTAAGCGTAAGGCTGACCATTCTGTTAGCGAAGAAAGATCAACTCGCACAGATCCTGTTGATAAGACAGAGATCAAGGGTAAGTTTAAAGATCGTGACGACAAAGACATAGACAATGACGGTGATGTAGATTCCAGTGATGAGTATCTACACAAGCGCCGTAAAGCAATCGCTAAAGCGATGAAGAAGAATAATATCAATGAAGCATATGCCATTTACTATAAAGGTCGTCTAACGAAAAAAAGGATTATAGAATTAGAAAAGTGAGAGGTGGTTCTAGACCAAAAATGACTGGTAAGATGATGAAAGAGGAAGAGCTTGAAGAAACTGTTGATCCAAGGAACTATGAAGTGGGTTCTGAAAAGTCTCAGTTTGGTGGATACAGTGCTGTGATTACAAACAAAAAGACTGGTAAAACTATGTATTCCGGTCAAGCTAGATATAAAGCACCCGAACTAGCTAAAGGTGAAGCCGAAGCATATCTAAAGGGATATAGTGAAGTTGGTGATCGAACTGCAGAAAGATATGTTAAAGATTATAGTAAAAAGAATGCGATCAAAGAAGAAGTTGAGCTTGAAGAAAAAACAGTAATGCAGGGCTCAAAAGAGCATCTTGATGAGTTAATTGGTTATCTAGAAAAAGCAAAGCCTGGATCTACTGATCACAGTCAAATACGACAAGCTATTGAATCTATGTTTGGTAAGGACAAAATACCTAAAAAGCACAGAAATGTTAAAGAATCTATAGATGTGCGCGAAGATCGTGAAAGAGAATCCTTATACGCTGTTCGACACAGTCGAAATGGTTACGTTATTTTTGGACCCTATAAAGGAATGAAAGATGCGATTGGCGATTTGGGTGGACCTTTTTACGACACACTTAGGTCTAGTGAACTATCGAGAAAAATTCGTCAGAAAGTAGACCGCGACGGCCAAGCAGAGATTACCAAAGGCAATTATGACAGAATGGTAAAAGAATCTGTCGAGCTTGAAGAGACAAAGTCTGTGGGATCGTAAAGTTGCGATGGGTCCAAAGAAGCCAGGCGGTGGTAAGACTAATATCTACACTATTGATCTAATGAAGAATGGTAAAGAGACCCGTAGAAAACTTCAAATGCAAGTTTACTACGATGAAGGTCGTTACGAATTAAATATGTATATTTCATAAGGAGAATATAAGTTATGTTACAATGGATTAAATCACTGTTTGTTCGTGAGAAAAGTCAGACACCCGAGGTGAAAGATCATGGAGAGAGAAATGTTCCAAAGAGTTTTCATGTAGATCGAATGGGTGTTGAAAGTAAAGAGAAAAAAGAACTTCCTGACTTCTCTTTGATGACGAAACTTGACATAGATATTTGGGGTAGAGATGAACTTGGTCTTAAGCTGGATCGACGTAGAACGAAGCAGCATATGATTCAAACGATTCGAGATCATTTAGATGAGGGTGATTAACAATGCTAAAAAATGTTGTAAATAACATACCAGATTTTTGTATGAGTCATTGGTTGCTTCGTATTCCTTTGGCTGTGATCTTTTTACAACAAGGTTTGAATAAGATACCCGTAGACCCAATGGCTGCCGAAGCATTTGGTCTTCCATACTTGGTATGGTGGTTTGTAGCTTGGGGTGAGTTTGGTGCTGGACTAGGATTAATCGCAGGTGGGTTACTCTCTATAAAACAGACCTGGTCGTGGTTAGGCGATTTAATAAGTAGATTTAGCGGGTTTGTGATTGGATGTATTATGACGGGTGTAATCTGGCAAATGCAACCGCAAAATTTACTTGATGTTTTACTATACGATAATCTACACGTATTGCTTTGGGTTGGTGGTCTATTTTTCGCATTGCGTGGAAACAGAGCTTAAATAACATATCTAAGGAGAAATAAAAATGTCACTCTGGGGAAACAAAGATCAGGTGAATAACGTCCCAAGTTATTTGTCAGAAGAAGAAGCAGACAAGGTTTATCTTGTTGATACTACAGAAGCTGGTGTTGCATCAAACAAAGCAAAGGGTCTAGGAACTTCTGGTTGGAATCTATATGAAACTTATGTAGACACCAACGGAAATACTCGTCATAGATCAGAGGTTCTTGTTGCATTGAGCACAGATGCAGCTACAGCAGGAGACTCTGGTGCTATTGTAATCTCTGCTGGAGACATGGTGGCGAACACCGAATATACGATTGTAGAGACAGGTAACACTGACTTTACGGCTGTTGGTGCAGCAAACAACGATGTCGGCACAACCTTCACCGCAAACAACTCTGCTGAAGGCACTGGCACAGTCGCACCGACAGAAGATGATGTTGTTGCAGACAGCTAATATCTAAAATTTAGAGTGAGGGACCTTAAGTCCCTCATTTTTTTCTGTGAACTTGAAAAACGGGATTATCGATGGAACTCACGCATAGAAACTTTATGATATACGCAGCAAAGAACTATGACGAGAAAAAGGCTGCAAGCGAAGAAGAGTTTCATGAAGACATGAGAAGGTTTCAATACCTGAAACGTTTATTCAAGAGATATGATGACGATGGCGATCTAAGGGTTAGACTAATACTTAATCATTTGATTGTTATCTACAACTGCTTTGGACCCTGTGCGACTAATATGCTTTTTATGAAGCTGGAAGAATATCATAAATATCTTAAACCGTTTGTAGTGTTTTTATCTTACATGCCTGAGAAAATACAATATGATGAAGTGATCATTCGAAATAGTGATATACCTCTCGATTCGAATATAGTAGAAGAACTAAGGAAAATCTAATGATCGTTGATATCTATCTAGTATACCAATTTATTCGTCGTCTTGCAACCCCATTTAAGGAATGGAAGGCATATGAGTACGGTATTATCGATGAAAGAGGTAACATTCTAAAAAAGAGAAGGGAACTTCGAACAGTTAAAGAGCGTAAAGCTTGGGGTAAGTTCGATCTACTTGTTCTCAAGCTAAAAAGACTCCTCGAAAAGATTCCGGGTGGTAAAACGCGACTTGCATCATATGCTGCTGCTCTCTGGCTTATTAAAGAGGGTCAAGAAAAAAATAGCAATATGCTTACAGAAGAAAATCTTGAAAACCAACTTTTCGAGTATATCAAATATGTTCAAGAAAACTATGACATTGAAGAAGACGCTCCTACAGTCAATGTCGGGGGAGGTCACATCGCAGGTGTCGGTGTGGGTCCAGACGGTGAACCAGGCGTCAAAAGAAAACAACAAGAAAAATATAAGAAAGCGAATCGTAAAAGAGCAATCAAACGATTCAAAGATACTGTAGGGGAATAAGAAATATGACTGACGACACGACACAGTTAGTAGACAGACTCGACAGACTTGAGCAAAAAATTGATAAGTTAACCGATGCAATGGTGACGCTTGCGCGCACAGAGGAGAAGATTATGGCACTTGAGGGTGATAAAAAAAACCTAACGCAAAGATTAAATCGTCACTCTGAAAAGATTGACGAACTAAGCGAAGAAGTGAAGTCAAACTCTCGCGTCACGTCAAATATCACGAAAGGCATTTGGCTTGTTATTGCAGCAGTCATCGGAGTTGGTGTCAGGGTTTTCTTCATGGGTAGTTAAAAAATGGGTTGACATACACCCCTAGTCTCTGTAGAATGACTTCTATGGTCATTAAAATACTATGGAGACATCATGAATCATATCGATCTAAAGTATTCTGGTATTCTATCAACAAGACTTGATCGTTTCAAAGTAAAATCAAATAATCCCTACAAAGCTAACTTTCGTTGTCCGATCTGCGGAGACTCTCAGAAGTCCAAATCAAAGACACGTGGCTGGTTGCTACAGAAAGACAATGGGTTCATTTACTATTGTCATAACTGTAGTGCCTCAATGTCTCTACGTAAATATCTTGAAACTCATGAGCCCGCTCTTTATAATGAATACATTGCTGATCTTGCTCTAGAGAAACAATCGCTATATAAGCTTCAGAAGAAAGAAGAGGTCAAGCCCCTCGACAAACTAACAAAGTCACAACCTAAGTTTACTAAGGGTAAATCACCTCTCTTACAAATCAAAAAGGTATCGTCTCTAGAACCGAATCATCCCGTGAAGAAGTATGTGAATAGCAGAATGATTCCTTCGAAAGAGCATTATAGACTTTATTACGCACCGAAGTTTAATAAGTGGGTTAATCGTATTTATCCCGATAAGCTAGACGAGAAAAAAGATGAACCTCGTCTTGTTCTACCTTTTATCGATGAAAAGGGTCAGCTTTTTGGATTTGCTGGTCGCTCTTTTGACCCTAAAGCAAATCTACGTTATATTACAATTATGTTGGATGAAACACGTCGAAAGATATTCGGTCTTGATCGCGTGGATTTTAATCGTAAGTATTTTGTAGTTGAAGGTCAAATCGATTCGCTATTTCTCTGTAACTCGATTGCAATGTCAGGCGCCGATGGAAGTGATAAAGGTTTGATTAATCCTGAGAATGCTGTATTCGTATTTGACTTGGAACCGAGGAATAAAGAGATTGTTCAACGCATGGAAAAAGTGATTGACAGAGGGTATAAGATTGTGATACTGTCTGAGAAATACAAGTCTTTTGGAAAAGATATAAATGAACTGGTGTTGAGTGGAATGAAGCCTGTTGATATAGAGCTGATTCTAGATCAGCATACTTACTCTGGGCTTGACGCGAAACTTGCATTGACTATTTGGAAAAGGGTATAATCGAATGAGTGTAAACGCAATACTTGCTACTGATCTAGACTATGGCATTGGTATGGAAGGTGATCTACCATGGCCAAAGAATCGTCGTGATATGAGATGGTTTAGTGACAATACAAAGGGTCATGTTGTCGTCATGGGCCGTGCAACATGGGAAAGTTTGGGAAATCAAAATCTACCGAATCGTATCAATGTTGTAATTTCAAACAGTGAACTTGGAGGACAACCTCATGTCCAAATGAGTGGTGACATTGAAATGATTTTGCAGCATTTAGAAGAAAGATATCCCGATCTTGATATTTGGATCATGGGCGGTGCAAATATCTATCATCAAGCGCTACCTTATTGTGACAAGCTTTATCTAACCACAATTCGCAAGCAATATAAATGTGATCGATACGTGGAAAGTAATATTATTGTTCGTTTTCCAGTCATTGAATACTGGGACGAAGATGATGAACTTACATTTCAGATTAGGGTAAAGAAATGAAATATCGTAAAAAACCTGTTGTAATTGAGGCTGAGAGAATACCACAAGTCTGGGAAATCGAAGCAAGACTCGATTTCGAAGCGTGGTTATATGGTAATGGAATTGTAGAATCTAGCAAGGATTTGTATGATGGTGGAAGCAGAGTGAGATGGAAAGATTCTGGAATCACTATTTTAACGCTGGAAGGTGAAATGTATGGAGAAGCTGACGACTATCTAATCATTGGAGTCAGAGGAGAGATTTATCCGTGTGATAAAGAAATCTTTAGAGAGACCTACGAGGAAGTAGAACAGTGAAGCAATATCATCAAGCATTACAACATGTTCTTGAACACGGTGAAGATAGAGAAGATCGAACAGGTGTCGGCACTAAAGGTGTATTCGGTTATCAAATGAGATTTGATCTTCGACAGGGGTTTCCAGCAGTCACAACAAAGAAACTAGCATGGAAAGCAGTTGTAGGTGAATTGCTTTGGTTTCTTGAAGGAAGCACAGATGAACGTAGACTAGCAGAAATCACTTTCGAAAAACCGCGTGATGAACTGATAGATAAAAAAACGATCTGGACAGCAAATGCAGATGCTCAGGGAAAGTCGCTTGGATATACAAACGATGATTTTATCAAAGAGTTGGGTCCTGTTTATGGATCGCAGTGGAGAAACTTTGGTAGCAATGGCATAGATCAAATCAAAAACGTAATCGAATCACTTCGTAAAGACCCGTATTCTAGACGACATATCGTAAGCGCATGGGAAGCTTCTCAAGTTTCTTCTATGGCACTTCCTCCTTGTCACACGCTTTTTCAGTTTCATGTCAATCGTAACAACGAACTGTCATGTCAACTGTATCAAAGATCATGTGATATGATTCTTGGTTTACCTTTCAACATCGCAAGTTACTCACTTCTTACACACATTATTGCAAAAATTTGTGATCTAAAAGTCGCAGATTTTGTATGGACTGGCGGTGATGTTCATATATATAATACTCACGTGAATCAAGTAAGGCAGCAGCTTGAAAGACAACCAAGAAATCTGCCAGATTTAAAAATGCCTAATTTCAGCACCCTTGATCAAGTTTTACAATCAAGGGTCAGTGATTTTGTTTTACAAAACTATAATCCCATGAGTGCTATTGTCGCTCCTATGGCAGTTTAAAAGATAATAAAAAGAGGTAGTCAATTATGCAAAAAGTAGCTCCACAGCAAACAGACATCGACACAAAACAGCTCATGTCTCAAGCTAAATTCTACGAAGGGTATTCTAGATGGGATGACCAACTAGGTCGCTATGAGACGTGGGAAGAGTCTGTCACAAGAGTGATGAACATGCATCGCGACTATTATAAAGACAAGATGACACCTCAACTTTCTCAACTTATCGATGAGGCAGAGAGTCTCTATAAGCTTAAATATGCTCTTGGTGCACAGCGAGCGCTTCAATTTGGTGGTGATCAACTATTGAAGCACCAAATGAGAATGTACAACTGCACTTCATCTTATGCGGATCGTCCCGCTTTCTTCGGTGAACTTTTCTATATTCTACTTTGTGGCGCGGGTGCAGGATTTTCCGTTCAATACCATCACGTCGATAAGCTACCTGATATTCAAGAGCGTAAGAAGCAGGCAAAGGGTTATTTCGTTGAAGATAGTATTGAAGGATGGGCTGATGCTCTTTCCGTTCTAATGTCTTCGTATTTCAAAGATGGTGGCACTCATCCCGAGTTTGCTGGTCGTAAGGTTTATTTTGATCTATCTGGTATTCGTCCTAAAGGCGCGAAGATTTCAGGTGGATTCAAAGCACCAGGACCAGAGCCACTTCGCCGCGCACTCGACAAGATTGAGTATTTAATTCAAGGTCTTGT